GATATACTCTCTAGCACAATTCAGTGTCAGTTTCAAAGTGTGGGGTCTTTAATTTTATTTCCTTCATCATTAAATCATCATGTTCCGAAGTATGATGGACAAGAACCTAGATATTCTTTAGCATTTAATACCATCATTTATGGGAAAATTGGTCAAGGTGTGGATGAATTAGTTTTACCTTAGTCAGGTTCGGGTCTCACGACCCGCTTTTTTGTAAAAGTATTATAATTATATACGGATGCCGAAAGGGTCCACAAAACACAAACTCGCTTTTAAAGGAGCTACCATAATGACTAACCTCACAAGGTATACTGCTGCGGATCTTCCTGCTTTGATGGAAAGAATCACCCGCAATAGCATTGGAATGGACGAATATTTTGACCGTCTGTTCAATCTTCACGAAACTACAACGAACTATCCTCCTTATAACCTAGTGCAAATAAATAACGTTGAATCTCATCTGGAACTCGCATTAGCAGGATTCAAGAAAGGAGAGGTCAATGTTTTCACAGAGTATGGAAAACTTTTTGTCGAAGGGCAAAAAGCAGATACAGAATCGGATAGGACGTTTATCCACAAGGGAGTGGCTAGCAGAAGTTTTAAACGAGCGTGGACTTTATCCGACGACACAGAAGTCCGCGAAGTCACATTTGAAGACGGACTTTTACGGATCGTACTTGGGAAAGTAGTGCCAGAACATCACGCACGTAAAGACTATCTCTAAATAAAATAAAAAACAATGAAAACCTTCCAGCAATTTATGGAGAAGGTGGGAGATTTTGGAAATCCACCACAAAAAACAAAAGTTAAGTGTTATAAGGTAATTCCTTACGCTATGGCTCCTGGTGGTAAAGCTTGTGCTAAACGCTCTTCTTCAAGTGCTGGTGGTGATGAAGAATAAATATTTTTGAATATCGTCGGCGCGGGAAGTCCCTGGCAAAATCCAGGTTGACTTCCCCATTTTTTTGTCCTATAATGGTTAGAGGATAATTTAAAAAATGTCAATTAAGTTAGCATTGTTAAAATCTGGCGAGACCATTATTTCTGATGCTAAAGAACTTATTTCTGAAAATAAAGTTTGTGGATACTTATTCACCAAACCTCATAAAGTAGAAACTAGAAAGACAGTTCTTTTGGTAGAAGAAAATGAGAGTGCAAGCGGAGATTTAGAAGTTTCTTTATCTCCTTGGATTATTTTGACAAGTGACGATCAAATTCCAGTTCCTCCAGATTGGATTGTTACGATCGTGGAACCAATTCAAACTATTAAAGAAATGTACGAGGAGAAAATGAATGGACAAGAAGGTAAAGTGTCTTTTACTGAAAGTTGATAATGTAATTGTCACTGAAATTGTTGAGGTTGGTTCTGAAATTGGAGAACCTGATTGTAAACTCATCAACCCCTATAAGATTGATGCTGAAGGAAATTTAACTCCTTGGCCAGAAGTGACGGATCAAAGAGAAATGATGATTCATTCAGATAGTATTCTTACTATTGTTGATCCTAAAGAAGAAATTATTGAAAAGTATCTTGAATTGACTGCATAATGCGCTTTTATACAAACGTTCAAATGGTCGGGGATCACTTCTTGGTCCGTGGTTTTGATGATGGTAAACACTTTATGACCCGTGAGAAGTTTAACCCGACTCTTTTTGTCCCTTCTCAAAAGAAAACTAAATATCAGACTCTAAATGGGGAGTATGTGGAAGCAGTTCAACCTGGTTCCGTTCGTGACTGTCGTGAGTTTATTAAAAAATATGAGGGTGTAGAAAACTTTAAAATTTACGGTAATACTTATTATATCTACCAGTATATTTCAGAAAAATATCCAGAAGAAGAATTAAAGTTTGACACAAGTAAAATTAAAGTTACCACTCTGGATATTGAGGTTGCATCTGAGAACGGTTTCCCTGATGTAGAGTCTGCTGCCGAAGAAGTTCTTTTGATTACGATTCAGGACTATTCGTCTAAACAGATTCGTACTTGGGGTATGGGTCCTTTTAACAATAAACAAAAGAATGTGATCTATCGCTCATTTGATAATGAGCGTGACCTGTTGATGGACTTTATCAACTGGTGGATGGTTGAAGAGAATACCCCAGAAGTTGTGACTGGTTGGAACATTGAACTTTATGATATTCCTTATCTGGTTCGTCGTTTGGATCGTGTTCTTGGCGAAAAACTGATGAAGCGTATGTCACCTTGGGGTCTTGTAACTGAGAGTGAAATTTACGTTGCTGGTCGTAAACATATTTCCTATGATGTTGGTGGTATCAGTCAACTTGATTATCTGAATCTTTATAAGAAGTTTACTTATAAGGCACAGGAATCTTATCGTCTTGATTACATTGCAAGTGTAGAACTTGGTCAAAAGAAACTTGACCACTCTGAGTTTGATACTTTCAAGGACTTTTACACTAAAGGTTGGCAGAAGTTTGTAGAATACAACATTATTGACGTGGAACTTGTTGACCGCATGGAAGACAAGATGAAACTAATTGAACTTGCTTTGACGATGGCATATGACGCCAAAGCAAACTATACGGATGTGTTTTCACAAGTGCGAATGTGGGATACCATCATTTACAACTATCTGAAAAAGAGGAACATTGTGATTCCTCCCAAAGAACGTTCTGATAAAGATTCTAAGTATGCTGGTGCTTATGTTAAAGAACCTATTCCTGGAAAGTATGATTGGGTTGTATCCTTTGACCTTAACTCACTGTATCCTCACCTGATCATGCAGTACAATATTTCACCAGAAACTCTTCTGGATGAAAGGCATCCTACTGTAACGGTTGATAAGATTCTGAATCAGGAAATTACATTTGAGTTGTATAAGGACAAAGCAGTTTGTGCTAACGGAGCAATGTTCCGAAAGGATGTTCGTGGATTCCTACCAGAGTTGATGGAAAAGATCTACAAAGATCGCACCATCTACAAAAAGAAAATGCTTGCTGCTAAACAAGAGTATGAAAAGAAAAAGACGAAAGAGTTGGAAAAAGAGATTGCAAGATGTAACAACATCCAAATGGCGAGGAAGATTCAACTTAACTCTGCTTATGGTGCTATCGGCAATCAGTATTTCCGTTATTACAAACTAGCAAACGCTGAGGCAATCACTTTGTCTGGTCAGGTATCTATCCGCTGGATTGAGAACAAGATGAATGCCTATCTGAATAAAATTCTTAAAACAGACGGAGTAGATTATGTTATTGCTTCAGATACTGACTCTATCTATCTTAATATGGGTCCTTTGGTTGAAAGTGTATACAAGGGAAGAGAGAAAACTACTCAAAGCGTTGTTTCGTTCCTTGATAAGGTCTGTCAGGTGGAATTTGAAAAGTATATTGAAAGTTGCTACCAAGAACTGGCTGAGTATGTGAATGCATATGACCAGAAGATGCAGATGAAGCGTGAGAACATTGCTGAGCGTGGAATCTGGACTGCCAAAAAGCGTTACATCTTGAATGTCTGGGATAGTGAAGGTGTTCGTTATGAAGAACCCAAACTCAAGATGATGGGTATTGAAGCAGTCAAGTCTTCTACTCCTGCACCTTGCCGTCAGATGATTAAAGATGGACTCAAACTGATGATGAGTGGGACTGAAGAAGATGTAATTAACTTCATTGATAAGTGCCGTGAAGAGTTTAAAAGTCTTCCCCCAGAACAAATTGCTTTCCCACGAACTGCTTCTGATGTCCGTAAATATTATTCATCTTCTGATATTTACAACAAAGGAACTCCCATTCATATTCGTGGAGCACTTCTCTTCAATCATTATATAAAGGAAAAGAAACTGACAAATAAGTATTCACTTATTGCAAACGGTGAGAAGATTAAGTTTGTCTACCTTAAAAAACCAAATATCATTCAGGAAAATATTATCTCCTTTATTCAAGACTTTCCTAAAGAACTTGGTCTTGACAAATACATCGACTATGAACTACAATTTGAAAAGAGTTTTGTAGAACCACTCAAATCTATCCTTGATTCTATTGGATGGAATGTGGAAAAAACCGTAAACCTTGATTTATTTTTTGCCTAATGGATCTTCCTATTAATGACGACGAACTGAACACTATTGTAAAAGCACTTGGATTTGGTGGAGATGCTGCTTTGTATCACAAACTAAAATTGGTAAAAGAACTTAAAGAGCAAGGTTTACCTTATAAAAAAATCTTACGAGAGCAATATGGTTTGGTGGTATGAACTTACCAATCACAGAGAACGAGTTTAAATATATACTCCAATCTATTAAATCAAATACCCAACTTTATAATAAATTGTGGGCTTATTGGTTTAAATTAAAATATCAAAATGGTAAATGACTATGGACTTTCTTAAAGAAATTGTAAAAGAAGTTGGTGGCGAGTATACGAAACTTGCTTCTGATATTGATGAGACTGAGACTTATGTTGACACGGGTTCGTACATTTTTAATGCACTGGTTTCAGGTAGCATATTTGGCGGTGTATCTGGCAATAAGATTACTGCTATTGCTGGAGAGTCTAGTACTGGAAAGACTTTCTTTTCTCTCGCTGTGGTTAAGAATTTTCTTGATAATAACCCCGATGGTTATTGTCTCTACTTTGATACTGAAGCCGCTATTACCAAATCCTTACTAGAGTCACGTGGAATTGATACTAATCGTCTTGTGGTTGTCAATGTTGTTACTGTTGAAGAGTTTCGTGGAAAGGCACTCAAGGCAGTAGATATTTACTTAAAAAAACCTGAAGGAGAACGCAAGCCTTGTATGTTCGTGCTAGACTCTTTAGGTATGCTCTCAACAGAGAAAGAGATTACTGACGCACTTAACGATAAGCAAGTTCGTGATATGACTAAATCACAACTTGTGAAAGGTGCTTTCCGTATGCTTACTCTCAAGTTGGGACAGGCAAACATTCCAATGATTGTAACCAACCACACTTATGACGTTATCGGTGCTTATGTTCCTACTAAGGAGATGGGTGGTGGTAGCGGTCTTAAGTACGCCGCTTCTACTATCATATATCTCTCAAAGAAAAAAGAAAAAGATGGAACAGAAGTCGTTGGAAACATTATCAAGGCAAAGACTGCTAAGTCGCGTTTAAGTAAGGAGAACCAAGACGTTGAAGTCCGTTTATTTTATGATGAGCGCGGTCTTGATCGCTATTATGGTCTTCTGGAACTCGGGGAACTCGGCGGACTCTGGAAGAATGTTGCGGGGCGTTATGAAATGGATGGTAAGAAAATTTACGCAAAGGAAATTCTTAAAAACCCACAACAATATTTCACTGAAGAAGTAATGGAAAAACTTGATGTGATTGCTAAGAGTGAATTCTCTTATGGATGAACTTCAAGACTTCATTCATATTTACGAAAATGCTCTTGAATCTGACATATGTAATTTTTTAATTAGTTTATTTGATCAGGTTTCTGATAAACACGAGCGCCTTGATAACGAAGGAAAACCTAACTTTACTCAGTTTAATTTTACAGAAAATCGTGAATTAACTTCAGAAGTTAATCAAGTTCATAATCATATTATCAAAAAGATTTTTGAGTATCGTGATAAGTATTATGAGTTTGTAGATAATCGTGTTTTCCCTGAAGATCATTCATTTGAACAATTTCGTATTAAAAAATACGAACCAAACAGTGTTGATCAGTTTGATACACACGTAGATGTGATAGACTATGGAACCGCCCGTAGATTTTTATCATTTATGTGGTATTTGAATGATGTTGAAAGTGGTGGTCAAACTATTTTTAAAGATGTTCAAATTCAACCAAAACAGGGAACTTTGATTATGTTTCCTCCACTTTGGATGTTTCCTCATAAGGGGGAATCTCCTATCAGTGGTCCAAAGTATATTATGAGTGCCTATTTGCATTACAAATAATGGAAAGAATTGAGACAACTATTTTAAGGAACCTTGTATTTAATGAAGACTACTCACGCAAAGTTATTCCTTTCATACAACCAGATTATTTTGAGCAAAAGACCGAGAAGGTCATTTTTGAGGAGATTGTTCAATTCATTGTTAAGTATGGTTCAGCAATCACCATTGAAGCACTCAACATTGAGGTAGAAAATCGTACTGATCTTAACGAAACTGAAGTCAAAGAGATCCGAGAAATCAATGCTTCTCTGAATGATGCTGCTGTAGAAAAGCAGTGGTTGCTTGATACCACTGAAAAATGGTGCCGTGATCGTGCCATCTATTTGGCACTTATGGAGTCAATTCATATTGCTGACGGAAATAATGAGAAGAAAAATCGTGATGCGATTCCAAGCATTCTTTCTGATGCTCTAGCAGTATCTTTTGATAATAATATCGGACACGATTATCTTCAGAACTATGAGGAGCGATATGAGTTTTATCACCGTAAAGAAGATAAGATTGAGTTTGATCTGGAATATTTCAACAAAATCACAAAGGGTGGTCTCCCTAATAAGACTCTCAATATCGCTCTCGCTGGGACGGGCGTTGGGAAATCGCTATTCATGTGTCATTTGGCTTCTTCCGTCTTACTGCAAGGCAGGTCCGTTCTCTATATCACTCTTGAAATGGCAGAGGAGCGAATTGCGGAAAGGATTGATGCGAACCTTCTCAATGTACCGATTCAGCAACTGGTTGATCTCCCACGCTCAACGTTTGAGAACAAAGTAAATAGTATTGCGAAGAAGACACAAGGTTCTTTAGTCATCAAAGAATACCCAACTGCTTCGGCACATTCGGGACATTTTAAGGCACTTCTCAATGAACTTGCTCTCAAAAAGTCATTTAGACCTGATATTATTTTCATTGATTACCTTAATATATGTGCTTCCAGCAGGTATAAGTCAAACCTTTCTGTCAATTCATATTCATACATTAAAGCAATTGCTGAAGAACTTCGCGGTCTGGCGGTGGAATTCAATGTTCCCATTGTCTCTGCTACCCAGACTACTCGCAGTGGTTATGGGAACTCTGATGTTGAACTTACTGATACTAGTGAGTCCTTTGGTCTCCCTGCTACTGCTGATCTTATGTTTGCCCTTATTAGCACTGAAGAGTTGGAGGCACTTGGGCAGATTATGGTAAAGCAATTGAAGAACCGATATAATGACCCCACAATCTTTAAGCGTTTCATTGTGGGTATTGACCGTGCTAAAATGAGACTGTACGATTGCGAACAGTCAGCACAAAAAGATATACTTGACTCTGGAAACGAAGACGAGTATAATGATTACGAAGACAAGAAACCTAAAAAGTCGTTTGAAGGATTTAAATTTTAATGGAAACTAAACACGTTAATTTTGATAAGTATGCTGAGTTTGTAGATGCCGTGACTTCTGACGCATCTAAGGACTTTCTTGCCCTCTCTGATCGTCTGGTTCAACTGGATGAGAAGGGTGCTAATATTGAGAGACTCCTGACTGCTGCTGTTGGTATCAATGCAGAAGGTGGTGAGTTTATGGAAATCGTGAAGAAGATGGTGTTTCAGGGCAAACCTTATAATGAAGACAACCGCGAACACCTGATTATTGAATTGGGTGACATTATGTGGTATGTTGCCCAGGCTTGTATGGCACTGGATACGACACTTGATGATGTTGTTGCTCGCAATGTACAAAAACTTCTCAAGCGTTATCCTGAAGGTGCTTTTGATGTTTACTTCTCTGAAAACCGTGCTGCTGACGACCGATGACTAAAGATAAAAAAGTAACAATCAAAATGGATGCTCGCTGTGCCGCAGCGGTTCGTCAAGTTCTATTTGAAGCACAAAAAGGATATACTTACGATGAAGTAAGTGTTCCTCCCCGTGTCGCTGATATTCGCACTGTTGTTCAAGATATTGATGATAATCTTGGCACGGTTCTTGGTGCTTAATAAATATTTCAAAAAATATGTCTCTTCTTGGTAAAAGAAAAGGAAGACCAATTACTCAAATTCAGTTTGACGTAATTCTCACAAGATTCATTGTTTTCTTAAAAAGAGAGTTACGTCTTACTTATGATATTCCAATCATCTTAGTAGATGATGCCGACTTTGCAAAAAGAATTGCAGCATTTGGAGAAATATCAAAAGATAATGCTATTCATTTGAGTGTTATTAATCGTCATCCTATGGATATTTTAAGAACACTTGCTCACGAATATGTTCATTATAAGCAGCATATGGAGAAAGGTCTAGACCGTAAAAGTTCTCATGCTGGTAGTCCAACGGAAAATCAAGCAAATGCAAAAGCTGGAGAATTAATGAGAAAGTATGGTCAACTTCATCCAGAACTATTTGACTTTATGCCTATGAGGTGATATAATATTTTTCTTGGGGAATTAGCTCAGTTGGTAGAGCGCCTGCTTTGCAAGCAGGATGTCAGCGGTTCGAGTCCGCTATTCTCCACTTTGCCCAAATGGCGGAATTGGTAGACGCGCAGGGTTTAGGTTCCTGTAGAAATATCTGTGGAGGTTCAAGTCCTCTTTTGGGCACTTCTAAATAAAAATAAAAATGGCTACGTTATCAGTATCCGAACTTGCAAAAAGAAATAATTTTAATATCTTTGTGTCTAGAATTCGTAATGCAAAAGAATTCAAAGTAAATGATGGTAACGGTGCATCTGTAAAATTAAATAAAAATTTGTTAAAAGAATTAACAAGTATTTCTAACTTTAACAAATTTAAAAAGGGTCAATCAATAGTTCTTTTGACTGATTCTGGAAAGGAAATAAGACTTACTGAACTATATAAAGATTCTGAATTTTCTGGAAGAACTCAGGCAACAACAGCAAAAGAAGACGCTGAGGTTATCAGAGTAAATCAACAACTTACAAAGATAATGGATCAACTTGGCACAGATTTTGTGCCATTGAAGGTTGGAAAGATAGTATATCAGGTGGGTCTTTGTGAAAGTACACCAGGAACACCTAAATGTGATTTTCATTTTGTGGGTCAAGGTGGATATGTCGGACACGTATCTCATAAAGCTGGTTCTGGACCAAGAGGGTTTCAACAGTGGGCAGGAACATCCCAAAGAGTTGAACCTACAATTTATGGTCATCCAGAAACTCAAGCATTCATAAACACTTTAATGAATATGTTTCCAGATGGAATGCCCCCTGCAACAACAGTTGGCAGGAGAATACAAGATGATACTTTAAAAAAATTGGCGGTATATGGTCAAAATTACGGTGGTCCTGCAGGAGAAAATAATGTAGATGTAACAATGCAAGGAACTTTGAATGTTTTAAAGAGAGGAACATATTATGAACTCACGTCTTCTGGTCATAAAATGAATAATGGTGATAGAATTACAGGTGCTTATGAACCAATCTTTTTAGCGGTATATAAAGGAGATAGAAGTGATCATGGTATAAAAGGTGCTAGAATTACTATTAATCCTCTTGGAGGAAGAACAGTCGCAAGATTTGTGTAGAATAAATACATTATATAAGAGTAACTGGCACATATTTAAATAGATAATGAAAAGTTTTTTCCAATTCATATCAGAGGCAACTGCATCTCAACAAGCAACTCGTCTTGGACTTGTTGGAGATGGGCACGGTGGTTGGTATGATAAGCAAGGTGAGTTTGTAGCAAAAACTGAAGGTGGAAAACTTAAGTTTTATAATAAACGTCAAAAAGTAGGTCAGAAAGACGGACCACAAACTGAAAAGGAGAAGACAATTGCATCTCCTGGTTATAATGATCCAGCACTTCAACAGCAACCATCTCAGCAGCAGGCGCCTGCTCCAGAGCAACAGGCAGCAGCACAAGAACAACCACCTGCACAATATCTTCCAGTTCCTAAAACAAAAGGAACTCTTACAATTGCCTTTGGACGTTTTAACCCACCAACAATTGGTCATCAACAACTAATGGATGTTGCAGCACAAGCAGCATCTCAAGATAAAGATGGTCAATATCTTATTTTCCCATCAAGAAGTCAGGATCCTAAAAAAAATCCTTTAGATCCTGATACTAAAATTTCTTATATGCAAAAGTTTTACCCAAATCATGCGGGTAATATTGTAAATGATGCTAACACTAAAACTATTTTTGATGTTCTTAGAATGGCTCATAATAGTGGTTATTCTGGTGTGAGAATTATTGGAGGTGCAGATAGGGTTAAAGAATTTGAAAAACTTTCTAATCAGTATAATGGACAACTTTATAATTTTGATAATATCGAAGTAGTTTCTGCTGGAGATAGAGATCCTGATGCAAAAGGTGTGGAAGGAATGTCCGCATCAAGAATGAGACTTGCTGCTGCTGAAGGAGACTTTAAAACTTTCCGTTCTGGTCTTCCTCCTGAAGTTAAACCTGCAGAAGCAAAAGAGTTGTTTAATATTCTTCGCGGTGCAATGAGTGTGAAAGAGGGATGGGATATTTGGCAAATTGCACCTAAGTTTGATTTTCAAACTCTTCGTGAAAATTATCTTACAGAATCTATTTTTAAACTTGGTGAAAAAGTTGAAAATTTAAATACTGGACTGGTGGGACGTATTATTCGTAGAGGCACTAATTATCTAATTTGTGTGACAGAATCTGGTCAAATGTTTAAGTCTTGGATTAAAGATTTGGTGGAGTATACGGAAGTTAAAATGGATAAAATGTATAGGCAACCTGGAAAGCCTAATACATTAATTGGAACAACGGGTTACTTTAAATATGCAGCAAAACAAACACCAGGTGCAGTTGGAACTGGAAAGGAGAATCTTCAACCTGGTGGTGTAGCATACGGAATTGATTTCATAAATAAGTATAGAAAAAGTAAGAAGTAAAGTTTACTCATGAAAAAACATATTGCTGAAGAACTTCCAGCAAGAAAACATGCTCCTGCCGCTGCAGCAGCTGCTGCTGGAGATAAAAAGGAAGTTGGTGGAAAATCGCCAGAAAAGAGAGTAAAACAAGCAATTTACGATATTCGTTATCGTGCTAGAAGAGAAGAACTATCTCTTCAGCAAGCATATTCTCAATACATGGCAAATAGTAGTATGAGTCAGCAAGAAAAGACTTTAGTAAAACAAAAATTGTTTGGTAAAGGTGGAATGAAAACTGAAGACTTTAATATTGAAGAGTTTGCTTCAAATAATGTAGCAAATGCTCTTTATAAAGTTTTTGTATCGGGTCAAAAAAAGGAAGAACCAATTGTTCTGACTTATATGGAGAAGTTGGAGACTTCTGAGCATAGAAAATATAAGGTAAGAGTTACTGGTAAAGATGGTCGTTCATATGTAAGATATGCTGATCGTGAAAAGATTAATGCACTTCGTGCAAATCCAAATATTCAGTCTGTTGAGATGACTGGATATGGCGAACCTTATGAGGGTGAAAAGAAGAAGGGTGAGCAAACTGCAAGAGCAAAAGCAGGTAAAGGTCTTGATGCTGTTGGTAGAGAAGATAAAGATATTGATAATGACGGCGATCATGATAAGACTGATAAGTATCTTCTAAATCGTAGAAAAGTTCGTGGTGCAGCAATTTCAAAAAGAAAAGGAGTATCTGAAGAATTTTTAGGTGAAGTAAATGATGAAAAGGTAAATCCTGATGCGAATGGAACTAAAATTGATGTAATGAAGGGTAAAAATAGTATTAAAATTAATCCTGAAGTTCCTGGAACTGGAAAAAATTCTTCTTCATATATGCAAGTTGCTCATCATGAAATGGAGGGACCTTTCTTAACCGAAAAGGCTCTTAGTAGAGCACAGCAGCGTTTTATGGGTATGGTTTATGCTGCTAAAAAGGGTGAGAAGGCAGCATCACCAGAGGTAGCAAAAGCAGCTGCTGGAATGACTAAAAAAGAAGCAAAGAAGTTTGCTAAGACAAAACATAAAGGTCTTCCTGAAACAGTAAAAGAATCAGGTTATTTTCCTACAGCACAATCACAAAGAGAAGATGAAGCAAAGTATGGTCTAAGAGGTCAAACTGTAAAACCAAGAACAGTTGCAACTCAAGCTGGTGCAAAAATGAAACCAACTGCACCAGTAAAAGAAGAGACAGTTGCTCAAGCAGATAAAAAGGCAAAGAAAGAGCAGGATGAAATGGATCCTCGTTCAATTCCAACCACTATCAATCTTGCTAAAAACAAGATGAGAGCAATGGGTCTTAAGTGTTCTTATGATCTAGAAGGTGAACAGATTGATGAATTAAATCGTCTTGAAAGAGAGCAAGGAAAGAAAAGTGGCGGTAGTTCAGATCCAGCGTATCGTTCTGTAAAAAAGACAATTCGTGGTATGGAAGGTAAGCCTGCTGGGCAGCGTAAAAAAGTTCCTGGTAAAAAACCACCCAAGGCAGGTGAATATGGTGGACCAAGATCTCCTGCTGAAAAAGTAGCACAACGTCGTGCTGATGCCCAAAGAGCAAGAGATAATATGTCTTCTAGATTTGATTGATCTAAATAGGACAGGATACTCTTCACACGGAGGTCATCATGTCGGCAGTAGTCGCTTGGTGTTTAGCAAATCAGGCTCTTATCGCAACTGTTCTTTTTGCAGTTTCGGAAGCACTTGGTGCGAACCCAAAAGTAAAATCAAATGGTATTCTTTCACTTATTCTTCTTCAGGTGCAAGCACAACTGAAGAATAAGGGTGCTAAAGACTTAACTCCTTGATTTAAATCATAAAAAGAATAAGGAGACCAAAACTAAAGGTCTCCTTTTTTTATAAATATCATTATAAAAGAATTTATAGGTAGAGAAACATGTCTCTTTGGGGCAATAAAGATTCACTCAGTTCTGGTCTTACAGGAACTATCACAATTAATCTCAGCACTGAAGTTGTAACTGGAAGTGGTACAACTTTCGTAACTGCTGGAATTTCAACCGGTGATATTTTGGTTGTTGGTGTTGGCGCAACTTATGGACAAGCTGTAGTAACTGGGGTAACTTCTGCTACTCAACTTTCCATTGGGTCAACTCAATTCTTGATTCCTCTTAATGGCGCTATTGTAGGCGCAGCATATACCGTAAATCAAAAACCAAAATATACTCTTGAAGATGGTCAATATTTTGCACCAGATGTCAAGAGCAATAGATTCTCTGCTGTATTTGGTGTTGATACTACCGAAACTACAGTTGCAGCAGGAAGAACTGTTGGTGGTAAAAATGCTGCTTATGCAGTAGCACACGCTGGTTGGGTTGGCGTTACAACTTACGTTGATAATCACGGCAACTTCAGAGTTAAGGCTGAAACATTGGTTGCTGGAAGTAGCATCACTGGTGACGCTAACGACGATTCTAGATATCCTGATAGCTGATAATATGGTATGAGATTTGATGAATTGAATGAAGACAATTATTTGTTATTTGCTATAAAATTCTATGAGAATCCTCAAGCATTAACTATGGAGGATTTTGAAACTGACTTGAAAAGAATTCGTTATGTAAAAAGATTATTGAAAAGGTATAAGAATACTGGTGAACTTAAAACCCATCTTATATTAAATCATTTGATTATACTTTTTAATGTTTTTAATGATGCTGCAGTTCCTTTGCTTTTTTATAATTTAGAAAAAGAACTGTGGCCATCTATAAAAAGTTTTTTGATTTTTTTAAATCGTTTTCCAGAATATCCTAGAACACAAATTCATGATATTCCAGAAGACAATGAGTGTCTTTCTCAATTGCAGGCAGTCTGATGGATAAATTAGATAAACTAATCCAAATTATTCGTACCATTAAAGAAGAGGGTGGTATGGTTGTTGGTGCTGGTGGATTTACTGGCGCAGCAAATCCAAAAGGTCCAGTCGCTGGATATGATCCCGTAATGCCTGCTCCGAAGAAAAAATATATCTATGGTGGAAAAGGATCTCGTTCTCGTTGGATGCAAAGAAGGAAACCACCGCAATAAAGAAATGTTCAGCAACGATTCTAAAGTACAAATAGCAGTACTACAAGAACGATTTAAAGCACATGAGCAGATTATTGATAAGGTTGATACTGCCATTCAAACATTAAGTGAAACTAATCAAAATATCTGTAAGATGCTTGCTGTTCATGATGAAAGATTGGATCAATGTAGTAAAGATGATACTGAATTGTGTAAGAAGGTAGAAGATATAGAAACTAAAATTGATAGTTTATATAAGTTTCGTTGGCAAATAGGTGGTGTAGTTGCCTTCGCTTTGGTTCTTATTGGAGTTTTTCCATCATTAATGTCAACCTTGACCCCACAACATCAACCTGCTACAATAGAAAGAGCGAAGTAATACCCCTTTATAATGGATTTGATTGACTCCAAGTACATTGGACTCGTTTCGTCACGCTTACAAAAGTTTAAGAGAGTCAAGGCAGATCTCTACAACTTCCGCTGCCCCATATGTGGTGACTCTCAACGTAACAAAACAAAGGCACGAGGATACTTGTATCCAGTCAAGAATAATACGAACTTTAAGTGTCATAACTGTGGAGCAAGTTTATCCTTCAATAACTTTCTCAAGGAGTTAGATCCTACTCTTCATAAGCAATACACTCTAGAAAAGTTTAAGGAAGGACATACTGGTAGAAACTTTGTGGTTGAGGAACCCAAGTTTGAGTTTGCTAAACCAGTCTTCAAAAAGAAACTGAATTTACCTAAGGCATCAGAAGTTCCCATTGCCAAAGAATACTTAGAAAAAAGGCGACTTGATCCCGAAAAGTTTTATTTTGCTGACAAATTTAAGCAGTGGACGAACACTCAAAAAGTTACTTTTGACACTATTGGTAGGGATGAAAGTCGCATTATTATACCAATGTATGATACAGACTCTAATCTAATAGGATTTCAGGGAAGAGCATTAGGACCCAACCCTGTTAAATATATTACCGTGATGTTAATAGAGAATGCGCCAAAAATCTATGGACTTGATCAAATTAACAGGGAGAAAACGGTTTATGTCGCAGAAGGACCATTTGACTCAACATTCATTTCAAATGCGATTGCTATGTGCGGAGCTGATGCTGATCTTGATAAGTGGGGGATTAACAATCGTGTGTGGATCTATGATAACGAACCACGAAATAAAGAGATTGTCTCCCGCATCTCCCGCACCATTGATAGAGGAGAAAGAGTCATCATTTGGAGTTCTAGCATAAAAGAGAAGGACATCAATGATATGGTTTTGGCTGGACTTAATGTTATGGATGTGTTAAAATCAAATACCTACTCAGGTTTAGAAGCAAAAATTAAGTTTAACAACTGGAAGAAAATATGAGCAACGGAACGA